GTCCTGCATTCGTCTGCAAACAACTGCAAACAGACCCGCTGAGTTATAGTTTCACTTAACCTTACCTTTCGACCCATAACTAGGGGCAAGTGGTCGAGACTCAGGACAACATCCCGCCAGAGCACCAACAAGCCGTTGATGCCCATTTCGATTCGTTGTCAGCTAGGGCACAGGCCCGGGCCAGAGCCAACGGCTTCAGGCCGTACCGCGAACTGCCCAGGTCAGGCGATACAGTCATGGAGCTAGACGAAGCGCGCGCTTGTTACCGGCTACGCCAAAGCGAAGGGGAGGACGCCACGATCCGTGCTCAGTCCTTCGACCGTGACCAGGTACTAGCCATCCTCTCGGTCGTGCTCGACTCCATCGGACGTAAGCGCTGTCCGGCGATGAGGGGGCAGGCCGAGGTCATACGCATTGGCCTAGGGATAGGCACTAAGCTTACGATGAAACAGGTTGGAAAACTCCTCGGTTGTTCTCGCGTTGCTGCGATGGGGCAGGTGGCATCCTTCAAAGCACGTGTAGAAGCGGGTATCCGGGGGGTAAAATCCACACACGCGAAAACAGGGGCAAAGGGGCCTCAAAGGAATCTTTTATGACCCCCCCAAGAGCCGCGTGGCTTGTCACCCCGTCGTTTTTTAAAACATGACTTTTGAAAACGAGCCAAAAACGCCAGAAACTGAACCGGCTGGTTCGGCGCGCAAAACAGGGCGACCCAAAAAAGAGCGCCCGCCTTTGGACGTTGAGGGAATCCCCGACGCAAACTTCGACGAGACGATCGCCAAGCATGAAAGCCTGGTCGTGCTTGCTCGCGAGAAGTACGAGCGGATGTTACGCGAAGGCGATGCCGAGGCTGGCCGCTACCAAGTCACATACAACCAGAGTCTGAAGCAGAGCGTTGCCTTGCGTGAGGAACAAGAACGCAGGTCGGTCTTTGCGCGTGAGCACATCCGGGCGATCGAAGCGCGAGAGGCGATGCTCCGTCTGGCTGGCCTGATCGTCGAGCGGTTGGACGCGCTAGGCTCGGAGTGCGGTGAGAACTGTAACCCGAAGGACCCGATTAAGTCCATCAGCGTTCTGACCGATTGGGCGAGAGACGCGCGGGAGAAAGTAGCAAGAGTGGCCGGAGTGTTTGAGGAGCCAAAGGCATGAACGCCGAGGAGTTGTTCCAGGAGGGACTGACTGTCGTAAGGCCATCGGCCTTGAGCGACCCGGTCGCATACCTCAAGGAGAACGTTAAGAAGATTCCAGCTGGGGTGTTCGACGGCGGCTACAACCCCAAGCGCTGGCCGTGGATTGGTGAGGCCGTGCGGATTTTTAACGCTCCGACGACAAGCCGTATGTTCATGCCCTGGGCAATCGGCTGCGGCAAGACGCTGACCTTGAAACTGATTGCGACTTACCTGATGGCGAACCGCCGGGCGTCCATGGCTATCTACCTCGACTCGCAGGACAAGGCCAAGGGGTTTACTTTGAATGAGCTGAGGCCCCTGTTTGAGCAGGTCCCCGATATCCGCTCGCAGATGAGCGCCGACGATAACGACAAGTCAGGGACGCTACGGTTTGCGGACGGCTGCTTGATTCACAACCGATCGGCCTCGACGGAGAAGCACCTACAGAGTCTGCACGTCCGTTACGTGCTCGGCTCGGAAATCTGGCAATGGCCTAACGGTGCGATTGCCATGAGCATGAGCCGACTGAAGGCTGCGGCGTTCGCGTCGAAGGCTGTGTACGAAAGCCAGCCAGGGGACATCGAAGGCCAAGGCGCTGAGTTCTGGAAGTTCTACCTGATGACCGACCAGAGGGAGTGGCACTTCGTCTGCCCGGTCGAGACGTGCCTACATCGGCAGCCGTTTCTTTGGGACTACATCAGATTTCCTGAAGGTGCTAAGGGGATTGACGGCTGGGACCTTGAGGCCGTGCAGAACGGCACGACCTACGAGTGCTCTAAGTGCAAGGTCAGGCTTGAGGACAACGACGAGGTTCGGACGACCTGCAACGAAGTTGAGCGCGGCGCCGGGTTTGTGGCTACAGGCAGAGCCGAGAAGGCCGGGTATGTCGGGCTACACGTCAACGCTCTGGCTAGTACCAGCTGGGGGTCTTTGGCCGTGGACATGATCAAGGCTAAGGAGGTCGCTGAGCTGGGTGACTTGATACCAAGGAAGATTTTTAAAAACCAGTTCTTGGCTCGCCCCTGGTCAGACGATACCTCGTCAATGGTGGTAAGCACCGAGTCCTCGGATTACGCGATGGCAGACCCTTGGGAGGCCGTGGCCTACATCGGCCCACGCGGTCAGATCGTGGACAAGGCCGACGCCCCTGAAGGCTCGGTTAAGTTTTTGACGATGGCCGTGGACTGTCAGGGCGACCACCTGTGGGTAATCCTGCGCCAGTGGAGCCGGACCGGGCACAGCCGTCTGGTCTGGTTTGGAAAGGTTATGAGCACCGACGGCCTGACGGATTGGAGCGGATTAGACGCCCTCTCTGCCAAGCACGGCGTCCACCCGCAGCTTGTCATGGTAGACTCTGGTGACGGTAACTCCACGCAGGAAGTCTACAAGCAGTGCGCCGCTCGCGGCTGGCAGTGTGCCAAGGGTTCAGGCCAGGAGTATTTCAACGTCAAGACGAAGGCCGGTGACGCGGTGCGTCGCTTCTACAACACGCCGACGGCTATTCATGTGCCAGGGGTACGCAACCCCACGTCTCTGGTCGTGTGGTCGAACTTGTCGGGTAAGGATTTATTCTGGGGTACGCGCGCGCGAAAAGTCTTCACGTTTGCACGTGATGCCCTGCCGGAGTATATCGCCCAGCTCGATTCGGAGGTGAGGGTAAAGGAAGCGGGTAAGCCTATCTGGCGTCTACGCCAAGGGGTTAAACACAACCACGCCCTAGACTGTGAGTTGCTGGGGATGCTCATCGCCGCGCGCTGGGGGCTGATCGGTAGGGACGAGCCTCAAACCTTACTTGCCCCCCAATAGTTATATGGCTCTAGGCATCTATGTCGGCGTTCCAGAGGAGACTTTGCTTGCCTACAAGGCACAGGCCCTAGCCGACCTTGGACTGGCTGTCACGTCGTACTCTGACTCCGGCACGAGTGTGAATAAACAATTCGGTATGCCCCCGGCTACCCGAATCCTAGAAATCAATTACGCGCTCAGTCGCATCTCGCCCACGCTCTATGGCGGTGCTCATACCTCTATCCAGGTTAACTGGGATTCGCGCGTTGATCTCTAATGGCTCCTAAGAAAACACCCTCCAAAACCAAGGCTCCTAAGAGTCAGCCTTCGGCATCCTACTCGCAGTTCGCGAGTACGACGCAGTCCGGCGCTCGCCGTATGCTGTTTATCGGCGGGGTGGCTGACCAGCGGACTGAGGTTAACTCTGCGACCCGGACGGCCATGATGGCGAAGTCACGCTGGGCTGTCCGTAATAGTCCCATCTACAAGCAGTGCGTGGACGAGGCTGTTTTAATCTCTGTAGGTGACGGCCTCATGGCTCAGTCCCTGGCTAAGAACCCTAACACCGCTGCGGCCTACGATAAGTATTTCCGCGATTGGTCTGTTAGGTGCGATCTGACCCGGCGCTATAACCTCGGTCAGCTGCAGACGATGTGGATGTCTGGAGCGATTATCGACGGTGATTCTTTCGGCATCCTGACCAACGACCCGCAGACCGGGGTTCCAGCCGTGCAGATTCTGGAAGCCCACCGCGTCGGCACTCCCCGCGATGCGTTCAATAACGCTAACGTGGACGGAGCCTATCTGGGAACCTTTGGTGAAATCACTGGCTGGAATGTCTACGTTGGCGACGCCAGTAAGGACCGCTACGTTCCTGCCTCGGCCATGCTTCAGATTATGGAGTACGACCGCCCCTCAGCTGTGCGCGGTTACGCGGTTTTGCAATCGAGCCTGAACAGCGTCCAGGACCACCTAGAAGTCTTCGGCTTGGAAGTTCGGGCAGCCCGGACAGGCGCGGATCATACTCTAATCCTGAAAAAGCAGGGTGGCGTTTTGCAAGACGACCCAGCCGCCAAGTTCTCCGGCGATGCTAATTCCTGCGAGAAGATTGCCAGCCAGATGGGTGGCAAGATGCTTGTGGTAGATACCAATGAAGATTTGACCCAGCTCGCTCAAACCCGCCCCTCAGCTGCGTGGATGGGAATGATGACCGCGATCGAGAGGGATATTGTCCGACTGCTCCCTTACGAGTATCAGGTGACCCCTGGCGTCCTCGGCGGCAGTTCAGTAAGACTGGTCGCCGGGCGTGTGTCACGATGGGCCGGAAAATGGCAATCCATTCTCATCGATTCCCTCGACCGCGTGTACGACTTCGTTATCGCTGACGGTATCGCCAAGGGCAAGATTCCCGATGACCCGGACTTCAACCGCAAGTCATGGATTACTCCCCGCGACATCACGGTGGACGCTGGCCGCGAAGCCTCGCAAGACCGTGCCGACCTGCAGATGGGTCTGACCACCGCCGCTGCCATCCTAGGCAAGAAGGGCGTCACCTTTGACGACACGCTGGAAGCCCTAGCGGTCGAAGCTGAGAAGCGCGTCCAGAAAGCCAAGGACCGTGGCCTTCCGCTTTGGATGCTCTACCAATCTCAGTTCAACTGGCTACAGCAGGGACAGGCTTCCAGCCAGACCCCTACTGACGTTGCCGACAACCTCGACCTCCCTCCTCCCCCCTCTACCCCATGAAGTGTATCATTGATGGCCTGTCCGGTGAACCGATGCTCTGCGACCCGATCAAGGCCGCGAACCATCTGAAGTACGCCGAGAAGTACGGCGTTATCGACGGCGTGCTCGATATGTTCTTCAACCCAATCGTGAAGCCCTACGTTACCCAGGGCGGTACGGCAGTAATCCCTGTGCAGGGTTTCCTAGCAATGGGCCTAACCAAGTTCGACAAGATGACCGGAGCCTCGGACATGGGCGACATCAGCGACGCAATCGACGAGATGCTCGCTAACCCTGCGGTCAAGCGCATTGCCTTTGAGATTGATTCGCCCGGTGGCACGGTGGTCGGTACGCCCGAACTCGCCGACAAGATTGCGAGCATCCCCCTGCCGACGATGTCCTATGCCCGCAAGCTCATGGCCTCCGGCGCATATTATACGGCCAGTCAGGCCGACTACGTCCTTGCCAGCCCCTCGGCGGTCGTGGGTTCCATCGGTGTGATCGCCGTGGATGAGTCCTACGAAGAAGCCTTCAAGAACATGGGCATCAAGGTCGAGGTGTTCCGCTCTGGTAAATACAAGGCGCCGAACATCGCAGGCGAAGGCTACACCGAAGAGATGCGCGAAATGGAAAACGAAACCATCGAAGCCATGCATGAAGAGTTTAAGCAGACCGTCCTCCGTAAGCGCTCGATGGCGAGCCGCGACGACATGGAAGGCCAAGTGTTCACTGGCCGCGAAGCCGCCAACAAGAACCTGATCACCGGCCTTGCCTCATCCTTTGCCGAAGCCCTTGTGGCTTTCGAGCAAGACGCATAACCTTACCCACCCCGCAATAGTATATATGACCATAGAAGAACGCTTCAAGGCCGCCGAGGCCGCTGTCGTCTCCCTTACCGCCGAACGCGACGACCTCCGCAAGACGGTCGAAGCCTCTGTCGTTGACGTGTCCGCTGAACTTGACGCCGCTAAGGTGTCTGCTGCTTCTCAGGACCAAAAGGTTCAGGAGCTGGAAGTCGCCCTCGCTGACGCTAACGCTAAGATTTCCGAACTGGAAGCCGCCAAGGCTACCGGCTCTGCCGAAGCAGCCGTCATTCTCGCCTCTTCTGGCGTGGCCCCTGTCGCCGCTCCTGTCGCCCAGGCTGTCGTCGGCTCCATCTGCGAGCAGTATGCCGCGATGCCTGTCGGTGCTGAACGCCGCGCCTTCTTCAAGAAGCACAAGGCTGTCCTCTTTTCCGCTAAATAATCTCTACCCCCCAAATATAACACACTCTGGCTAACACCATCAACAGCGCTCTGATCGTCGATACCGTCGCCGAGCTCAGCCTCACCAACCTCTCGAACCGCCTCGCGGCCCTCGGTAACTTCGCCTCCGACTTCTCGGCTGACGTGAAGCGCCCGAAGGACGTCGTCCAGGTGGCTCTCTCCACCGCCGGCAGCACCACGCTGACCAACCCGACCGCGTTCAACGTCATCGGCGACAGCACCCTCGGCGCCACCGCCGTCTCGCTGAACCACCTCTACCAGCCCTTCGGTCTCTCCTACGCCGACATCCAGAACGGCATCAAGCTCGAGAAGATTCTGAAGATCAACATGGACAAGCTGGCCGACTCCATCTGGGCCGCCGCTACCGCTCCTATC